TGTGTATGTTATTCCTGCTGGCATATTATTGTGGTCCTATCGCTTTTAAAGTTACTGGTCCCGAAGATACATTATACCCTCCACCACTAATTTGTCCAGTAGTAGCTGTTCCTCCGCTACTAAAATAAAACCAGTTAGCTGGGGTTTGTAATAGTCTTACGGTTGCTCCTGTATTATGGGTAGCTGCTGTAGATCCAAAAGCTCCACGAGTAACTCCTGTTAAAGTGTGTGTACTAACTCCAGTATAACTAATAATCTCATTATCTACTAAAATCCCCCATGTAGGTGTTCCATTAGGATTTGTAATTGTAGGTTCTATTACACCAGTTGATACTCCAGTAAAATTTGTACCACTAGTTAAAACTATAGTAGTTGTAGAAGCATCTAATGCTCCATTTAAAGTTGTTGTAGTAGAAGTATATTTACCAGGATAAATTGTAAATCCTGCAGCTTTACAAATAGTGGCTCCAGTAATTCCATCGATGTTTGCAATATTACTAAACTGTGGATCAGTAGAAGCAGCCGAACTAGTTGTTGGAGATCCTCTAAATCTTATTGTGTCTCCATAACTTCTTTGATGATCTACCGAATATGTATTTATAATTCCTGAAGCCGCAGCGAAAGTAGTTAAAGGATTAAAATCTAAAAATCTTAATGATTCAGGGGAAGGTTGTTGAGGTCTTGTTTTTGGTAAAGCGGTTGGATCAGCTGCACTTGGTTTAGGGTCTAATTGTGGTTGTTTAGATTCGAACTCAGAATAATGTACAAACAATCCATTCCATTGTGTAACCATTTCATTCCATGGAAATGATTGACCACTAATGTCTGATACTGCTAATGCAAATTTTCCTTGTGCATATCTTGCCATAATTAAACACTTGGATAGTAAGTCTTAGGTGTAACATACGTACTGTTACTAGACCCATCCGCTGCCTCCGCTCTTAAGATTTCATCTTCATAAAGTAATTTTAAATTTTGTGTTCTTTCAGGATTGTATTTCATACTAATATAGTATGCTAAACCTGCACACATACATGGAATATAATAATAAGGAACGTCAGCTGCATTTGTATATGCACCTGCATCGTCTATTCTACTCATGTAGTAAAATTGAACTCTATCTCCAGCCTGACTTGAACTTGGAGTTGTATATAAAGTGATTGTAACTTTATCTATAAATCTTTGAACCCAATACTGCGAAGGTTGTCCTTGAGCTAATTTATTTGATAAAGAAGAATAAGTTGATCTTGAAATTTTTGTTAGGGGACTATCTGATTGACTAGTTGTACCTGCACTGCTTCTATAGGATGCTTCAAAAACATCGTCCGTACCATACAAAGCGGCACCTGCACTATTTAATAAAGTTGAAGTTCCGTCTGCGCTAGATCTATAACCAATATATTCATTGGTTCCAGCCACAAGAGTTAAATATCCATCTCCAATTTCCCAGAGATGAATTCCTCTGTTAGCCCACTCTTGAAACATTATATTTAAAGAGCGTCTAGCTGTTTTTAACTGGTAACCAGCAACTCCTCTAATACCACATCTCTCAAAGGCTTCCTCAATAATATCGTCAATTGCGAACGTCTTCCCGAAAGTTGCTGTTCCGGATGTAGTGTTAGCCATTTACTCTCCTTATGATTGCCAGACAATAGTTACAGAATCACAATTAGTTGTTAAATCAACATAAACTCCATCTGGACATAAAATTCCATTTTGTGGAATGTATGTGTCAAGACAATCAGATCCAGCTGCACTTCCAAATTTAGCTTGGTACACAATATTAGCTCCCACTACTGCTGTGCCATTATAAATTTTTATAAGACCACCTGCTCCACTTGGATTAGCTTGAACAGCTTTTATTCTTGTTCGAGCAAGATAACTTCCACTACCCGTGTAAGTTTCTAATTTTCCCGAAGTCGTTCTTGTTGACGATTTAACATCAGTTGCATCGAATGCCATAGTTTTCTCCTTAAAAAGTGCTCCCGAAGGAGCACCTAATTAGTTATTAGCTTAAGTTATTATTTTGTTGATACAAAATAGTAGCTCTAATTTCACCAGCACTTGTAGCACCAGTACTCGTCCACGTCAGTTTGATGTCTGCAGTTCCTGTATCAGCCCAAGCCAATGCACCACCAGCTTCTGTTGTTGGATATGCTCGTCCAACTCCTGAAGCGATTGTAACTGAATATGAGTTAAGCAAAGAGGTGTTCCCACCAACTGTATCTCCAATACTGAAAACACATGTAGCACCAGCCATTACTGTAGGCTTGTCAAGTACTATATCAATGATTTGTGAGTTAGCTGGAATAACGACAGTAGTTGTATTTGCAGCAGAAGCTCCACTCGCAAGAGTAGTGCCTGTTGAAAACGTTTGTGCCATTACCACTTGTCCTGTGTTTTTAATATTTGAACCAAGTGTAGTTCCAGTTGTGTTTGAAATCGTTCCCGCTTTTATCGGTCCCGAAAATGTAGTTGTTGCCATTTTATAATCCTCCTAGATTATGTAGATCTAGTCTCTAGGCCGTCGACTATACGCGTCTAGATCTAATTAAATAATTGTATAGTGATTAGTTTATATAGTAGATTTATATGGAGTGCAAGAGATCCTACGGGAAATGTACGATTTCAGCGATGTGGCGTTTATTTAAGTAGCCACAGAAACTTGGGGGGCAGAACTCCTGATTTTATTTTCTCTATCAGAAATTTTAGATTCTTCGAGTTTGATCTCAGTAATAATACCTTTAATTGCATTATCAATTTCGACCATGTCCAGAGTATATTTTCCACTTTGCTCATACTCCGACTGCCACCTCAACTCCAAGGACCGTTTTTGTTTGTACAGGTCTTGTAACACTAACAACCTCCTCATAGGTTATTCGGTTTAACGGGGCATACATTCCCGTTGATTCCCATTTTATAGTCTTTTCTCCTAGTTTGTCAAGGATTGATTGCTCAATTGACGGAGCATTATCTTCAGCCCATACTTCAAAAGAAGCATAGTGATCGTAAGCCCATATTTTTACTAGGAAATTTTTCATATATTCACCCTTATAAATAAAAAAGGGGCCGTTTTGAGGCGGCCCCTTAGTTTTGTTAATGATTAAGCACCTTCAACACCGTAGATACCTCTAGGGTCTGATACTCCAAATGAGTATCTTTCTCTAGCTTTGTATCTTACGTTTCCTGTTGAGAAGTCACCTTCCATTTTAGTTTGGATAGGTAGTCTCTCAAAGTACTTCATACCATTAGGCACGTCAGTGATAATGTACCAAGAATCAGTATCTGTTAGATAGTGATTTACTCTGTAACCTTCAGGAACCATTCCCATAGATTTCATAGCATTGATATCGTTATCAGCTGTACCAACTCTACCTTGAGATTTTAACAATCTCTCAGCGTTGAATTGGTTTTCAGAAGGAACGATCATTTTCATTCCTCTAGCTGCGATTTTAAGACCTCTTTCATCAGTCATTGCAGCAATGTCGATCATTGCTTGCTCTAACGATGTTTCGTTAAGGTCCGCCTGTGTAGTAAGCGTGTTTGAAAAAGTTCCAGCGATAGTCGGGTGTGCTGTATTGAACAAAGAAACTGCATCACCAGAATCAAAGTTATCCGTAGTCGGTAAACCTTGGTTTAGTGGGTTAGCTGCTTTGATCTGTTTAGCATTCGACATAGATCTCGCTAGCGCTTTTGTATAACGAGACGAAAGTCTGTCATACAGGTTGTCTTCCATAGCTTCTTCAGTTAAAGCAAATGCAAGTGCCACTGTTTCATTAGTGTATCTTGCAGTAAATGTTTCTTGTGCATTGTCGTAAGCAACTGCTGAACCCTCAGGTTTAACATATGCGTTCGCAAAGCCAGATAACATTACTTCTTCTTCAAAAGCTCTGTCAGAAGTCTCAGTAGCGTAAATTTCTTTATGCTCCTGGTCGTATCTTTTATATTCCAAGCCAAATAGTGCATTTAGACCTGGCTCTAGTTCTTTAACTAGTTGTTGTCGTGATATTGCCATAGTTTAATTACTCCTTATTAGGCTGCACCAGCAGTTCCTGATCCCAGTAATGACTCATTTAGCATCACACGCCAGTTGACGTTTGCTGCAGTTATGTCATTATTTTTTGGATCACGGGAAAGGCCGATTATTTTTAATTGTCCAGTAGTTCCTTGAGTTCCGTCATCAAGTTCCATTGAACTTACTCCGTTTAAAGTAGATCCTCCTGTACCAACTATATCATAACATTTGAAAATGTCAGCTTGCGCTGAAGCACCTGCATTGTCTGATTGTACTTCGTACATTTGAGTGGGGCTGTCGTAAACGAAAGCCTCAATATCTTTACTTCCAGGAGGCGTTATGCTTCCAGGATAGTAATTTTTAAACGTAGGTTTTAGTGTTGTTGGGTCATTGTAGAAACATCCCCAGAAAGCTCCTAAGTTAAGAACTAGACCAGCTGTCTGTAAGTCTACATATCCTGTACCTGTAGCAGGTGAACCTGCTAAAGAACCTTGATATATAACACTCGCATCACCAGCTGCTATCCAATAAGAACTGAATCCAGTGGAATCATCTTGTTGACCAATTGTCTTTAACGGTCTTAGACCGAAAGCGGCATCTTGATTAGCCATTGTGTTTTCCTCCGTTGTGACCTGTCCTTGCGGACCTCCAGTCACGGTTAATTTAAATTCGTTGATTAGTATTTGTTAAAAAACTCTTACTTACCACCGAAAGATTTGCTAGAGCGGCTATCATAGCTGATAGGCATGCTCGGGTGCTGTTCCTTCAGTAAATCGTTTTTGACAGCATCGTCTCGTTCTTTAGCTTTTTCACTATAGTACTTCTGACGTGCTTCGGCGATCTCGTCTGGTATTCTGGCCAGCAACAGACCTCCAACTCCGATCACTCCCTTGTGTTTGCCGTCTTGTACGACTGGATAACCTGTGTCTTTGTACTCTGAAGCCATAACTAATTCATATCCTGATCTTAATTTACCAGAAATATTTTTAGTATCGTCAAAGCCAAAACTTTCAGCTCTTATCCATCTGTGTCGAAAACCATCCGGCGCAGGTGGTGCATCTAAAGATGAGGGTGGTGTCCATTCAACAGGTCGCTTTGTAGCTTCCCTTGTCTCGGACGCGCGTTTGTTTAGCATATTCTTCAAGTGGCACATTCAGTTTTTTAGCAATTGCTACTTGTGACGATGTGAGTTTCACAGTTTTGCGACCAGTACCTCTTTTAACGTTTCGCGTAGCCGAAGCTACAGTTTGTGTAGGTTTAGTCGTTTGTTCTGTTACATTACCAAATTTATGGGGGAATTCAAGCTTTATTCTTCTATCTAATTCTCCATAATAATCCTCAGATTGAGGGTCGTAACCTTCCTCTTCCACCAATTTCCTATGCATATCAAAAGCCGTGTAAGTCATAGCATTATCACTGCCAAACCACTGGTTTTTAGATGCCCATTCAGTTGCTCTCGCATCTGGTTTAGGTTGTCTTGGTTGTTGAGGTTGTCCTTGTTGAACCGCTGATTGTTGATTTAATTCACTCTTCTCTTTAGTTTTGGCTTCTTGATTAATTTTCATTTCAGCCAATCTTGCTTCTTCATAACCTAATTTAGCGATCTCTTTTTGTGCATCAACTTCATCAGTTATGTTTCCAGATTCTCTAGCAGTAGTTAATTTACTTTTAGCTGCTTCAAGACTTGAAGTAATACGATTTTCCATTTCAGATACATATCCAGTATCTAATTTAGCTAATCGTTCTTTTAAAGATTTTTGCTCTGTAACAACAGAACGTGCATAACGTGTTGCTTCGTCTCTTTGACGTTCAGATTCACGCATACGTTTAGTAAGTTTAGCGATTCGTTTTTTAACGCCTTCACCATACTCATCTA